TTACAAAATTGTGAACAAATTGTGAACAAAAATTGCACAAAAATCTGCACCAAATTTTGTAACATTTTACGGCTTGACAAATAGAGGGGATTGGCAAAGTGCACAAAATTGCGCCCGAGTTTTTGTATAATATTTTTTCTAAAAATTTTTAAAAAATTATTGACATATGAGCCCGCGCGAGTTAATATACAATCAAGCAAGGGGAACAAAGCCCGAGCGGGAACATTGAAAACATATATCAAAAAGAAAGCGAGGTAACTGTTATGAAATTATCAAAGACAGCGAGAAAGATTTTGAGACAGATGGATATCACGAGCAAAGATGTACATAAAACGGGCTCGAACTGTTGTGGGGTTGTATATGGTCTTTATAACCCGTATTATTTAACAGAAATAACGTTTTATGGTACGGTTGACAGGAATCATATTTATCACAAATTGCTCGAGAGATTGTGGGAGCAAATGAGGATTGACACGGATCTCGTACCACTTTACGGATAACCGGGCAGGGGCAGGCGATAAAACGCCGGGCGGGCTCATAACCCGCCGCCGGTTTTACGGCAATAGGGCCGAAAATGACAAAAGAAAGTGAGGACAAAATTATGACTAAAAAACAGTTAACAAAAATGGGGCAGCACATCGGCGAGAACATCTGTTCGGAAGATTTGGAGAGCTGCAAAACTTACAAGGATCTCGAGCAGTATGCAAGGGACGGAGGCGGATTGGTGTATTTTGATAGCGTGAGAGAGTTTCTGGCGGACATTTACAACGAAACAGAAGAAGAGGCCGAGAAATACACAAACGAGCAAGTTTGGACGAGATATATTCATTTGTGGGGAATAATGGCAAGTCATAAGAAATATATCACGGCGCAGGCATAACAAGCAACCCGAGCGGGGAACGGGCAGGCGGTTCATCACCGCCCTCGGGTTTTAACCAGGCACGGGGCTTGGTTTACATAACAAAGAAAGAGAGGTAACTATTATGACACATTTAAAACAGATAAGAGGATGGTTTGAACAGTACACGGCGGAGCTTATCGAGCTCGGATGTAGTAAAGAAGAGGCCGAGGAGACTTGGGCGAGAGAGTATGCGAGCGAGATAGCTCTGTTACTCAACAGAAACTCGGAGACAATGCTCGAGGCGTTTATGGAGACATTAAACGCCGAGCTCGAGTGTAATATCTAAAGAAACAATCCGAGCGGAGGGCGGGGAGCAATATCCCCGCCCGTTTTTTAACACATAACGGGGAAGCACCTTGAAAACTGAATAAGGTGAGCAGGGGAGCCACGCAGGGGCGGGGCGTTTTAGAGTTATATCAACCAAACCCACGGGCGAACCAGGCCCAAAGGGTGGGGTAGTTTATGGGCGGGGTAGTGGGTTCAAGGGTGGGGTAGCCTATGGGTGGGGTAAGTGTTCGAAAAAAAATCCGCTCGCCCTTCTGAAAAAATTTTCTAAAATATTTTTAAAAAAGTATTGACAAACTTTTTTAAAAGTGTTATCTTGTAACCATAAGGCAGGGCACAAGCCCACAACAACCAGAAAGGAGAATATAACAATGACAAAAAGAAAGACCCCCACGGGCAAAAATAAGACCCCCCTCCCTTGGGATACTATTTTTGACCGAATCGCAACGGACATCGATCTCATCGCACAAAGTGAGTCAACAGACAAGAACAAGAAAATCCGAATGATGGCTTCTTGGAACATCAATCACAAGGCGGTTGAGAGACACTACCCCCTCTTCTCTTTTGAGAGAGCAGTCATTAAGACATCGAGGGACAGTATTTCCCAATCCACCTTGGATAATATCACAATGGAAGAAACTATCAACCTTTTCCATCTCGTTATGGAAACAGTCAAGAAAGGAGCGTAACATTATGGCTATGAACAAAATCAAGATGCTGGTTGAGAGACTCGAGGAACTCTCTAAAATGCCCACCCCCCACTCGGATTCTTATTATAAGATTGTTCGAGACACCATCAAGGAGCTTCGCCAAGCGTTGAAGGAGCTGGACACCGAGGTTGATTATGAGCAGTACGGAGACAGCCGCAAGTATTTCGCAGAGACTTTTGGACACGCTGATACAGCGTTCAATGAATGGAAGTGAGGGAGTGATATGGGAAGAAAGGAACTGAGAATGAAGTTGAAAAAAGCTGGCATTTCTTACAAGTACAGGAAGTCTGTATATAACGAGTTCCAGAAACAACGCCAGTTTGAAGAATGGAAAAAAATTCACACATTCACAGATATGCCGAAAACAGCGAGTGGTGAATATGTAAAACAACTGATGGAGAAAGGAGAGACCCCCAATGCTGAATGATATCGTCATCTATATAATGTCCGCCTTGACATCGTTCGCACTTGGAATGAATGTAATGGCGTGGATAACATACATCAAGAAAGGAGATAACGAAGATGAGTACAGAAACATTGACAGAGAGCGTTGCACGCTTGAAGAGTTGCAAGAGGACATCAGGATACACGACTTGGACAAGGTTGAACAACCTTGCGAGAGCGTACGCAGGCACTATTAAGGGAAAGATGAACATATTATGTTCAATGAGATTTGCAGCAAACCCCCACAAGGTATATGACGCCTTGGACAAAGAATGCAGAAAGGAGAGAGTATTATGGACAACGAACTTACAATAGGCATCCCTGCCTATAACACCCCCCTCCCCATTTTGGAGAGACTGGTACACACCATCAAGGCACAGTGCCCCGCTCGCATCTTGCTTTGTGCTGACGGAGACGGAAACGCACACGCATATGAGAATGTGGTTGGAGGTGGAAATGTCATCACTCTCAAACAGAACTCAGGACCAGGCGTTGCACGGCAGGCAATCCTTGATAAATGCAATACAAAATACATCACATTCGCAGATGCTGATGATTTACTTGCCACCCCTCTCTTCTTTGAGCACGCAATCAGGGCACTGAACAACGACCCCCACATCGCAGTTGCGACCTACACATTCTTGCAACTCAACGAGGACGGTTCCTTTATCCCCCACGAGCACGACAACATCTGGGTCTTCGGTAAAGTGTACAGGGTTGCTTTCCTCAGGAAGTATGACATTCGCTTCCCTGATTTCAGAGCCAATGAAGACACCTGCTTCAATAAGATGTGTGTCCTTCTTGCAAACAATGAACAGGAGCACATCACCTATTTCAAAGATGTTGTGTACTACTGGAACTACAAGCCCGATTCAATCACACGCATCAATGACGGACAGTATGGTGATGACCAGTGCTTCGTAGGTTGGTTGAAGTCAACAACGACAGCCGTAAACCACGCCCGCAAATACAGACCGTTCTCAGGTGCTATCCTTCAGGACATTGCGACAACAATGGTACAGGCCTATTTCTACCACATCAAGTGTTTGCACGACCACCCGTTCTTCGCCCGCCAGCAGTGGCATTTCATCAAGAAGTTCTACCACGAGGTGTATTCGGAGATTGGAAAGCACATTACAGATGATGCATTGGCTGAGATTTATTCAGTGATGAATATGCAGAACGGACAGAACCTGTTACATGTTATCCCCCCTATCGGAATCAAAGAGTATTTCGACAGGCTTGAATCGGAGCCGTATTCCCCAGAAGATATCTGGGATATCTGGGAAGATATGTACAAGGAGAATCCAACACTCCTCGAGAACAATGTACGATGTGGCGTAATGCCCAAAAACTACTGGAAAAATCCGTCAAAATTACCAATTGCAAAAAAGAAGAAATGATGCTATATTATTTACATAGCCATCTATTGTTACCTCCAATTAAAGAAGCCCCGGGTCACGGCCAATAGCCCGGGGTTTCTTGCCCCCTAAATGAAAGGAGACCAAATGAAAAAACCCAATCTCACGCAAAGGCGTAACAAATATATCAGAGAGCAACAGGCAAAGGTTCGTAAGTTCATCATCGAAGCCGAGAAGCAGGGATATATGGTATCCGACAAAATCTTAGAGGCAGTCAACGCAGGACCCGTCAAGTCAAAGAAGCAGTACGATGAGTTGAAGACACGCCTCAATCTCCGCAATGTCAAGAAGCATACAACATATGCAATCCCCATATTCAAAAAGCAGGTGTCGATCAACGGCAATTATAAGTACGATGTGGAACAACTTGTTGACAAGGCAAACCACCACATCAAAACAGCAATCTCATCTGGCATCTCTTATGAGCAGATGGAGAAGATAAAGAGTTCACCCGATGCATCGACAGAGGTTGCTGACATCGTAAACGACCTCATCGATGAACAGAGACAGGGTTTCAAGACAGCAGATGCACAGCTTGTAAAATCAGTATGGGACATCGCTGTAAAGTTGAACAGCGGTTCACAGCCGACAGGAGCGACAGCCAATTTCTCACTTGAATCATTCTATGATGAAGAAACGGGTGACTGGGTTGAATACCAGTACGACCCCAACGATATAGAACAGTCGATGAGAGACTTTTACAAGGCGGTGAAGTTCAAAAAGGTTGATGACGGTCTCTGGCACAGAGTGGAACAGGACATTCTCTCACACCCGCAGACCAACCCAGAACTTTACAACTACTATATGAAGAAGGCATCTGACCGTTCGTTCGATACCAACCAACAGAACCTTTTCAACCGTCTCGGAAGTAATCTTGGCATATCAGGTTCGGCAGTGAGAACACTCACAGACCTGATGAACACATCTGAGATATGGAACATCGCAAAACTTGGTACATACGATTCAGACCAAGTTCTGGACAACTGGGAACACATCTATGTTGACCTTATGCAACTGGAAAAAATGAAGGGAACCGTCAACACACAGATTGACGAACTCAGAAGAGATATAATGAATGGCAGCAATCTGAATGTCAAGGACATCAAGGACAGAACAGAGAAGATACTGAAAGACAGAGGACAGGAATACAAGAACAACGAGTCCTTCTACTACAATCAGGGTGCTTCTACAAGATGGTTCAAACATCATACGAAACAGAGGCGTTCAGGTAGCAAATACAAAAAGAAGAAATGAAAGGAGAAACATTTATGGCTATTACATCAGTAAGGAAGTTCACTTATGACTTTACCCGTTTGTCAGAAATCCAGTGGACATTCACAAAGGACAACTACACAGCAGTCTGTCAGAACATCATCACATTCGACATCGAGGCATCTAACGGGTTCTTCGACGGCAAGACAAAGAAGGTTCGTTCCTTCAATATGAAGAAGTATGTACGCTCCAAGAAGTTCAGAGAGTATTTCGACACGCTGAAGCCCGTCTCCCTTGCGTGGATATGGCAGGTTGCTATTGAATCGGCAGATGGAACAATCTTCGCTTTCGTAGGACGCACCAATGAAGAGTTCTACCAGTTCTGGACTTTGTTGAACCAGATAATCCGCATCAATGCAAATCAGGCGAAGTCAAAGGCTGTAAAGTCTATCGTCTATGTTCACAACCTGTCATATGAGTTCAACAATTTCTTGCGTAACATTCAGTCGTTGTACTTGGACAAAGAGTTTGATGTCTTTGCAAGAGCGAACCACAAGCCCCTCTATGCACGCATCAAGCACCAGAGGGTCACCACTGAGTTCAGATGTTCTCTGTTCCTCACCAACAAGTCATTGAAGAATTGGTGTAAAGATGAGAACCTGCCTGTTCAGAAGTGCAAGCCGATTGACTACCTGAAACTCCGCACACCAAACACCCCCGTCACCGATGAAGAGATTGACTACTGTGTCGCAGATGTTGTTTCGATGGTATACGGCATCGAGAAGTACCGTAACAAGTACGGTTCGCTGCAAAACATTCCCTACACATCGACAGGGGAAATCCGCAGGGTTCTCAAAAAGGTCGCACAACTCAACCCTGACTTTGCTGACCTGTGTTATCAGAACAGTCAGTCCTATGACTACCAGACCTTTATGAACCTTATGCACACATATCAGGGTGGTTGGACACACGCAAACGCAAAGTTTGTCAACCAGTCAATCCACGCCGAGGATTGTGCACATCTGACAGGATTTGACTTTGCTTCTTCCTATCCGTCAGTTATGACCAACTCCGCTTGCTATCCTCTGACACCGTTCGAACAGTGGAATGTGTCTGCGTTCTCCAAATTGGAAAAGGAAGATATCAACCACCCCGACCACGCATTCTTCTTCCACGCATCGTTCAAGAATGTTAAGTCCAAACTGAACAATTCCCTCTGGTCTTTCTCTAAGGCAGAGCACCCCGACACCGATGGCATTCTCCTTGACAACGGACGAATCCATTATTGCAAGTCTTTCTCTTGCTGGTTGACTGGAATTGACTGGGACACCTTCAAACAGGCATACAGTTTTGACGCTGATTTTGAGGTCGATCAATTGTATGTTGCAAAGGCTGGTTACTTACCCACTTGTCTCGTTGAGGTTATCCTTGACGCATTCGCTGACAAGACGGCACTCAAAGGCATTGCAGGGGCTGAGTCAAAGTATGTGCACGCAAAGCAAATCATCAATGGCATCTACGGTCTGATGGTGTTCAAAATGCTGAACTGGATTGTGACTTATAAGGACGGAGAATGGCACAAGGAATTCCCCACTGAGGAAAACGGCGGTATCGATTACTACAACGACCTGCTCGGTGAAATGGACGAAAAGACCTGCCACACTTGGTATGCTGTCGGCGTTTACTGTACAGCAATGGCTCGTCACCGCATCTGGGAAGCAATCATCAACCTTGATGACCACATCTTCTATGTTGACACAGATTCCATCAAGGGTGATTTTGATGACTATGACATCAAGTGGATTGACAAGTTCAATCAGCACATCATAGATGAGTCCAACCTTGCAAACAAGCACCACGGTTTCACTACGGACAGGTTTGTTGCACTCACGAAAAAAGGCGTCCAGAAACGCCTTGGCATCTTCGAACTTGACGGCACACCCATTGACCCTGAGAACGACCCCTACACCATATACAAGTCCTTCAGAACGCTTGGTGCGAAGAGGTACTGTTACGAGGACAATGACGGTATGCATACGACCATTGCAGGGCTTCCGAAGAAGGCTGGTCCTAAGGTTATCAAGTCCGTTGATGATTTCACTGAGTTCGCTGAGTGGAATGCAGAACAGTCTGGGAAAGTGACCGTTTACTATTCAAATCAGGAAGAAATGATATGGCACGGTTGCGATGGTTCTTACTACAAGTCCGAGTCTCCTTACGGGGTATGTTTAAAGCCGACAACATTCGATATGTCATCGGCTTCAGAACTCATAGCATTTATGAACTTCCTATTCAAGGGAGAGGTTGATGAAAACAGTATGGATACTAACCGCATTTTGCTAGAACTTCCATCAGCATAACCTGCTGTGAGGTATCGTGAACTCTCACCTGACCTGAATACAAAGCGTCTCTCAGTTTTCTGAACAGGGAGACGCTTTTTAATACAGGGTCATTAGTTGCCCCTGTTGCAAGCGTCAGGTTGTACTTGTAACGGCAGTTCTTCTCAATAGTACGGCTGATATACCACAGATGCACCTGAGGATAGTACAGAACGCCCATTGCGTCTCCGTTATACTCAATCGTGCAGATGTAGGTACCGTGACCCCATTTCTTCGGACGGTCAACAAGGGAGCTGTCTGTGTTCAGCCAGAGGTTGCTTCCCCTCTTTTCCAGATAAGCCTGACACGCTTGGTCAATGTCCGATTCAGCGTGCATCTTCTTCAGTCCTTCTACTTCAACCCTCTCATATATAACCCTGTTTCCACGGTAAAGCATCGTGTCTTCCTGTATCTTTGAACTAAGTCCAAAGGCGAAAAGGTACGGGTCGTCAATGTCAATCGTGTTACTTGAGAACACAACCCTAAACGGTCTGACAGCCTTTCCTTCACCACGGGCGATCGATTTGTAGCAGTCATAGAAAAGACCGAACTCATCGGGCAGATATTCTCTCTTCTGCTTAGGCTGGAACTCATCGAAGAAGCCCCAAGTACAGTTCACGAACTCAGAAGATACCGACTTTATGTTCGATACCATATTCAAAGGAATGACATAGCCCACTTCCTGCGGGTTCTCATCGTTCACTCCTTTGTACAAAGTGATGACACTGTATGTTCCCTTCTGCTTGATTGTCTCACGCATAAACCAGTCAGGGTGCATTTCATTGAAATAACCTTTGAATGTACCCTGTGCAGCGGAGCCAAGTTCTCTCTGCAATCTACGGAACATTACAAACTGTTCACCTGTCTTTTCAAAGTTTTCCAGCAACATACGACATATGGAAAAGGTCTTACCTGGCCCACGGTCTGCGGACATAACCAGCAAGAAGCTTGCTGGTCTGCCCGTATTGTCCGTCATATCCTTCAATCTTTCCTGTATGTCATAATGTCCTTTGTAGATATAAGCCATTATTCATACTCCTTTATGAATGCGTCAGGTACTACTTTCTTCACCTGTGCAAGCGTCTTTTCAGCGTTTGCTTTCACTCTGAAAGCACCGCACTGAACCTTGTACAGACCACCTTCAAGAATGACCACAGATTCAACGCCTGCTTCTTTCTTGACCTTGTTTGCCTGCTTTGTGGCTGTTGCTTTCTTTGCGAAAGCCCCTGCCTGAATCTTGTACAGCTTCTTGCTTTCGATCGGTTGAACAGGTGCAGAACCCATCTTTTCTTTCACCTGTCTCACAATCTCTTTCATTCTTCCTTCGATGTAAGGACCAGGGCAAGCAGTGTTTGCGAACATCTTGTGAAGTGTGAAAGTGGCGTTCTTTGTTCCGTCATAAGACGGTTCAATGCCGTTTCGTGTGCAGATATCAGCACACAAAGCAATCAGTGCGTCCCACGCTTTCTGAGAAATCTCCCAGTTCGGGGCTCCCGTACTGTTTGCGACCTCAATTGTCACAGCCTGTCCATCATTCCACGAAGAACTTGATGTCCACGCTCTGTCACTTTCTTTCACCATCTGAGAAATGACACCATCGTTACTGATACCATAGTTCGAAGACGCCTGTCTGGCACCGTTGAACATCTGGGCGAGACGCTCTGGAGAAGCGGTTCCCGCCTGATGGTGGATTGTGACTTTGTTGATTTTCTTGTCTGTCATATGGGTATAGTTCTTTACCCAGAAGACATAAGAAACTAAACTTGAATCAGCTGTCATATTACTCACCGTCCTTGTCCAGCTTGTCGCAGAGTTTCTGAAGAACGATTGTGTTGTTGTTCAGTGCATCTGCGAACTGCTTGCTCTCTTCCCTGTGTGCAGCCTGCATCTCTTTGATGTCGTTTGTGTACTTGTCAAAGATGTACTTGACAAAGTAACCGACACCAACTGCTGCAACAATCGGAAAGCCAACTGTTGTAATCATTGTCATTAAATCACTCATTCCACGGGTCTCCTTTCATATGTTCTCCTGCGGTCGCTATTGCCACAAGTGCTCCTAAAAACAGTATAGCAATTATACACATACCTGTCAATCCTCCCTTCATTATGTCAACTCCTCTCCCTTGATGAACTGAACACCACCGTCAAGCATTGCTTCCCAGAAGGTCTCTGATGTCTTGCTCGGAGCCTTGACAGCTGCACCGCTTGTCTTGATGTAAGTGACATTCATTCCACCACTCGGAGCGAAATGAGGCTTTCCTGTCTCTGCGTTGCTGATGTACTTCATTATTTTCGGCTGTGCGAATATGCCCTGTGAATAACCATAGTTGCTGAACCACTGGTCATATTTAGCCATAATGTCTGACCTCAACATTACCACAAGCAAGATGAAATCCATTACACAGGCATCGTTGTAGAAATATGTTCCAGTTCCGACAGATGGCACATACTTATCGGATACATACAACGGTTTTGTCTTTGCGATGTTGTGGTAAACATTGTTCTGTTCCAGAGCGTTCAAGGAAAGATTAGCAGAATCTTCCATCATATTCTGTTGTAAGCCGACCTTGTTTCTGTTATAAGCAAGGGAATCAAGAGACCTGTCAATGTTGTTCTGTCTCTGTGCAATGTCCAACATCTTATTTGCAGCGTTCATTGCAGCACCGTATATTCCAGTAGGGTCGTAGCTGTACTGTGCAGTACCTTGTCTGGTAACACCTTCGAGAGAAAGTGTATCTGTAGCAGATGCTGAAGTTCCTAAAATGTTCACTATATCGTCTATTGTCTGGAAGCCGTGTCTGTATCCCTGAATCATAATGTCGTTTGCAGAATAATCAAGCTGGTTCTTTGTATGCAACAACTGGTTCTCATTCTCCACTGTACGGCTTGCAAGTATATCTGCGTTAGCAGCCGCAAGTCCTGCAAGGAAAGCGTCTGTGGTGTACGGCACCTGTGGAACAGATGAGAAATCAAGTCTCTCATAAACATTCGGTTTGAATGCATCTGATACAAACACAGTATTGCCAGGTGTCTTCATCTTGTAGTTCATAGGAATGAGAGACACGATGGGCTGTGAGTTGTAATCTGTCACAATATCAAAGTAGAACTTCGGCGGATCAATTCCGACATAGGTTCCTTCTGTGATATCAGTGCTTCTTTCGAACTGAAACTCTTTTGTATCGCCGTTCGGTGCGATTGCCCTCAAATATCTGTAAGGGTATCTGAACAGTTTCGTGTTGTGTGCTGTCAACAACTCAACCGCACTTGTAAGCGGTTTGATAGAAACGACAGCATCGTCAATGTCTGTCGGTCTGAACATTTCAAACACCATATAAGCAGGTAGTGAATGGATTGCAAGTATAGAATCCGTAGCACCCCATAATGTGAAATGGTCGAGAATGCCATTGTCACCGAAAAGACCAGCATTGTTTTCCATAGCGACAATGTTGTAAGGTCTTGAAAAGTTGCTCTGGAACTTCGGATTGTGAGTTCCAATAATGTCTTGGAGTTTTGCACTACACCATACCTCTCCTGCTGAGTGGTTAGAATCAATGTCTGTCGTGCTGTAAACAAACGACATTCCGTAATGAGAATCGGTGCTGAACATATACGACAACATATACCTGTACCAATCCTCTTCGGTTGAGTTCGGTGGAGTAACGGGAGAGAAAGCGACAATGGTAATCATCTTGTTGTAGTCCTCAGTTCCTTTCCATTTCTTGCGTGCTACAAGTATCGCTTTCTGGGTATCTTCCTCAACATCGTAGTCTCTTTCGATGTCCTTTGTCATCGGAAGAGGCTCGCTTGTCCAGAACTCTTTGATTGATGTATCGTAAGGGTTCCTTATCGATTTCTCAAAGTCTTCATCGGAAAGGTGCTCTCTGTCGATATAACAGGGTTCAAGTGTAACATTGAACATATCTGTCTGACAATAATCGACAGCGTATGTTAGTTCCGTGCATTCATTGTTGATGTACACAGGGTCTCCCAATATCTGTGCGTAGTAGACCTTATTTCCATAAGACGGATTGACGAAAGACAGGTAGTTGCAACCAAGCAACTGAGCGACAGAAAGCCCGACACGGACTTTGTTCATCGTGTACTTCACGTGAGTTGTCGGTGTATAGTCGAAAGCAAGATGAGACGCAAAATAAGCAGACTGTGCAGCTGCTGTCTTGAAAATAGGTCGTCTCTTTCCAGATGACTCTATGTTCCTGTAGATTTTGATGTGACTGTTCGGTTCAATGAACATTGTATTTCTCCTTTCTTACACTGTGATGACCTGATTGAATTGACTTGCATTGTACCCGACACCTTCCAACGTGTCGTCACTGTCTTTCATTCTGTAAGTTATCTGCCCTATTGTTCGGTTCTGATTTCCTATGCACTTAGCGAAAGTCGCTCTTGCTGTTGTACCCTCAACATACATCATATTCCACCCGAGAGCGTTGTTTGACAAGTTCATCAGTGCATTGTCAACGATATTGTACAGATTGAACCATTCTGAATAGTCGCATTGTCTGTTCCCAAGGCTTCCTGATGTACAGTTCCCGAATCTTCCATTTGTGAAGAACCTTGTTCTTGCGTTGAAATGATTTGAGCCAACTATTATTGCGACATTCTGGAACTCATAGTTCTGTGACTCAGCATTGAAAGCATATGCGTTGTGGAAAGAGAATATCACATTCTGTAATCCGCTGTTCCCTAATATCGGAAAATATTCAGCGGTCTCTCTGAAACTGGAATGATTTGTAGTCTCTGAAACGGCTGTCACAAGTCCTGTGTATTTGACTGACTGAACCTGCGCCTGTGATGTGTTCCAAGTGTTCAGCGCATAGAACAGGTTCTGATAAGAAGGGAACACTTCAAGCGCATATTTCAAAGTCGTTTCTGTGTTGTTTCTCACAGTCTCTGTGGCGATGTTTGTCACATTGAGAACACCACCGCCAAGCCTCGGGTCTGCAAAACCTTCTTCAATCTGGAAAGGCGATGTGATTCCGACTCTGGTTCCACTGAAAAACGCCACAGGAAAATCAACATAAGACCCCGTCTGGTCAAGGACGATGTTGAATTGTTTGTTGCCCTTCTTTCTGGGGAGATAAATGACTTTCTTCATAAGGTCTCCTTTCAATAAGAAAACGGACGCTCCGCCTGAATTGCACCCCGCCGGGAATCCGTGCTCCCACTTAAGGGTTGCGTGTGCACGGCGTCTTTAAACATTCAGACTGAAACATCCGCCCTCTTAATGATTATATTACTCGTTTTCTTCCTGATTGTCAAGTTTTTGTTCCAGCTCTTCAACCCGCTTCTCGAGGTCAAGGTATGCCTGTTTTAGCAGGTAAATGTCCTCGAAATAACTCATTGCCTCCGCAAAACTTGTTGGGATTATGAGACGGGGTCTCATAGGTGAATTGCAATTCTGGTTAGCCATAGCTTTTTTCTCCTTTCTTATTATGATAACCTTACGTGTGCAAAACACGACATTGTATCGCCGTCGCTGGTTGTCGTGTAGTTATACCATGCGCTCTCTACGTGTCCTCTCAGTCGTAGGTCTGTATATGTGCCGTTCATTAAAAAGTAATTGTTATTATTCCTTACGTCTGGCATAACTGACATATTCAAATAATCCATTGAGTTATAGTTTAAAACAGGTAACGTTGCTATTGCATAGATTGGGCCCGACATTCCACCATTTGTTCTCACCATAACTTCGATACGGCTATAACCGTTGGCATACGCGGCAGCCATATTGATTGAATTGGCATTGACTATAAAACTCGAGGGTGCCTGTGTGCCGTTATTATAAAATAAGTCGTACCCGTATATTACCTGCCCAAAAGCTCTTCCTTGATAATGGTATTGTGCATACAATTCCACGGGTTCCGCACCGCCTCCACCGCTTCCATTTACTCCGTCATAAACATTGAAACTGTTAGTACCGCCAGCACTTGTTATGTTGACCTGATTGTAGTTTCTGGTTCCGTCATTCTTTGCTGTGACTGTCACGACAGGTGAGAAACCGTCAACGCCATTTGTGCCATTTGTACCGTTGGTTCCGTCTCTACCGTTTGTGCCGTTTGTACCATTGACACCGTCCATAACATTGAAACTGTTTGTACCGTTCGCATCGGTGATGTTCACACGATGTCCACCTGTAATCGTACTCACTGTAACAACAGGACTGAAACCGTTTGTTCCGTTGATACCATTGATGCCGTTGACACCATCGTTTCCGTCTCTACCGTTTGTGCCGTTTGTTCCATTGACACCGTTGACACCATCATAAACATTGAAACTGTTTGTACCGTTTGCATCGGTGATGGAAATCTTGTTTCCACCAGTTATTGATTCGATCGATACAACAGGAGAGAAACCATCGGTGCCATTGACACCGTTCGTTCCGTTGATACCGTTGACACCATCGTTTCCGTCTCTACCGTTGGTTCCGTTGATGCCGTTTGTGCCGTTTACACCGTCATAAACATTGAAACTGTTTGTGCCATTTACATCGGTGATGTCAACTCTGTGTCCGCCTGTGATTGTCACGACATCAACAATAGGACTGAAACCATCGGTACCGTTGACACCGTTTGTTCCGTTGATGCCGTTGACACCATCGTTTCCGTCTCTACCGTTTGTGCCGTTGACACCGTTTACACCGTCATAAACATTGAAACTGTTTGTTCCGTTTGCATCGGTTATGTCAACTCTGTGTCCGCCTGTGATTGTAACAACATCAACAATAGGACTGAAACCGTCAACACCGTTGACACCGTTTGTTCCGTTGATACCGTTGACACCATCGTTTCCAGCAGGTCCCTGTTCACCCTGTTCACCCTGTGGACCTGTAATGTTTATCGGAGAAGGTGCTGTCGTACTGTTTGACCTTGACCAAGATATAACACCGTTTTCGGCGACATTCGGGAGCCAGACATTCGTGTTGTCCGCACCTGGGGTTCCGTCCATTACATTAAAAGACTGTGTGCCGTTTGCATCTGTAATGTTTACCTGATGTCCACCCTGAATTGCTGTGACATTCACATAAGGTGAGAAACCATCGGCACCGTTGTTTCCAGGTTCACCCTGAGGTCCAGGTGCACCGTTGTTTCCAGGCGCACCCTGAGGTCCAGGTTCGCCTTGGTCACCTTTCGGACCCTTGATGTTGTAAGGGTCTGGTGTGTTGTTATCAGATGTCTTGTTCCAGTACAAAATGCCGTTGACGATGTTCGGCTTCCAGAGGTTGTTTGCCTCAATCTCCATATTAGAAATGCGGTTGATGAGAAGCCCTATGTCCTCAAAGTAACTGAACGCCTGATTGAAGGAAGACGGTTCAGTAACTCTGGGGTGCATAAAGTCAACACCATTGACATTCATTGATTCTCTTAATTCGTCCCATACATTCATTAGAACATACCCCCTATCTCAAAAGTTCCAAGGAAGCATTTGTCAAAAATGTTCCATATCTTCTTCATATAAGGAAGAGACTTCATTACAAGTTCATTGCTGAACTCAATGTCTTCTGAGAACTCATTACCAGAAGCAGAGCCTTTCTTTTCAGAAGCGTGTTCTCTGTCTTCATTCGTGAGTTTCGTACCAGCGTCTCCTCTGTCAGACTGATGACGGGAAAGAGACTGTTCCTTTTCGAAACCTGCGCTTGTGTGCACCTGTTCAGAATCTGTGTTGCCTGTTCTGGCGTTTGTCTGCATTCCGTAGTCATTCTGTTCGGTAGAAGCAACTTCCTTCGAAGCGTCAGAGCCGTTCTGTCTCTGCGTGTTCTGTTCGTTGCGAAGCTGGTTGATGTGCTGGTTGACAGCTGCACTGTTAGTCTGTGAATCAGACGATGTAACAGTTGAACCATCGGTCGTTGCAGCGTTCGTCAGGTAACGATACTGAGCAAGCACTTCTGCATCAATACCTGTGCCCTTTATCGCAACAGGGGTTGAACCAGCAGGTGTTCTCATAGCAGAAATAGAACCCTGCGGAGTGTCAAGAGAAGCTGCAAGTGAGTTGCTGTCAGAAACCGAACCAGCATCTGTATTACCAACATTGGCATTGATGTCTGTATATCCACCACCTTCTGTGAGGTTCGTACCATTCGTGATGTTAGTAGATGCATTGTTTCTCTGGTTCTGGCTGTTCACATCAGAAGCATTTGCAGTGTTCGACACTTCGTTGTCAGATGAAAGCGACTGGTTCTTCATAGAGCCGTTGTCAGCCTTCTGTCTGTTAGCCTCATCTTCCTGTGTCTGGTTGTCGAGATAGATGTAGGTTCTGTTCTCCTGTGCTCTGTCGTTTTCAAGAACAGATGCAAGTTCCTGATTGTTGTCAGCGTGCTGTCCACGATGCACTTTGTAATTTCCGAGAACCTGCTTGTCAAGACGCTCGAAAACCTGATTGATGAACTCAGCATTGTTGACCAGTTTCTCAGAAAGTGATATCTTCCAAGCAGGAATGGTCTCCTTGCCGATTTCATCTTCAAAGTAATGAAGAGCAAAACCAAGAATGAGCCTGTCTCTGTAACTGGAATCGATCACTTCCATCGGCAGGTCATCGAATATTGTCTCCTTAGAAGCAAGCAAAAGGTCTGACATATCTGTCAGGTTGTACCCGTGCGTGTTCATTCGGAGTATATGGAAAAGTGGTGTTGTAACATATCCCATAATTACACCTCCTCGTCAAAAGGGTCAGGTTTTGCCATCGCCTGCTGTAAAGCCTGCATATCGTTGTCGTTGAACTTTGCTTCTCTCATATCGTTCAACATATAAGGAACCAGAGGCTGATGGTCTTTATTGTAAGATGCGAAATCGTGCAGTTCGTTCAGACGGTTGCAAGCCTCGATACGCTGAAGCATACGGATATCCTGTCCTACGATACCCTCAGAAGCGTTTGAGATAATCTCGCTGTTGTTCATTCTTTCTCTCTTATCAGAGGAAGCGCCAAAGCCAAAGTCCCCAGCGAACCTATCCCACTCTCTGTCGAACGCATCAAGGATTTCTGAGCCCTTGTATTCAACCTTGGTGTCCAAAGTGTCGATACAGTCTTTCAGATTGTCTTGGTCAGACTTACGAAGACCGATGACTGAATCGAAACCGTCAACCTTCAACATAACATTCTCTAATGTCAACTGAGTATCCTTGTCTGTCAAGATGACATAAGGAGTTCTCTGCTGACGGAGATTCGAACGGAATGTCTGATAGATTTCGTACATCGTCTTTGCATAGTGCTTTATTGACGGTAACAAGCCTTTCAGAGAAGGGTTGTCATAGATAACCTCAAACTCATCGAACTTGATGTTCATAGGCGTGATTCCGTTCTTGATAAGAGCGTTTGTTCTACCCACGCCACGAATATCTATAGGGTATCCGTAGAGGTCAAGGTAGCCGATGGTTGTATACGGCACTGAAATCCAGAAGTCGCAACCTTCAGGACGACCAATAGCGACAGTACCATTACGGAGCAAACAACGCTCGATTGTAAGTCTGTCGCAAGTTGCAGGAAGTCCTTTATAACCTACCTGTGAAAGAGCCATACGAACCATACGCTCGAAGAAATGATTGTATATATCTGAATTCTGAATAGTAAGGTAGTATTCCTTACTTGTCATTTTTCGTGGCATAATAATTCTCCTTTAAAGAAAGCCCCCTTGCCCCACAGTGAGAGCAAGAGGGCTGTGCCTGTGTTACTTATACGCTGGTGACAGTTACTGTGCACTCTGCTTCGGCAGTTCCTTCAACAGTCGTGATGGAAGCCTTAATCTTAGCAGTACCAGCAGCGACACCTGTTACGACACCGTCCTCTACGGTTGCCTTGGTAGTATCGGAACTTGTCCAAGTTACCTCAGCGTCAGCAGGGATTGTGGTTGCCGTCAGGGTTACAGTGGAACCAGCAGCGACAGTCTCAGTCTTCTTCAAACTTACAGACGGTGCCTCAGCATCGGTGAAGAAGATGCAGTTAGCAAACTCGTTGTAAGAGTAGATGTGCCAAGTGTGCAGGAACAGGAGACGGTTTCTGTGAAGCTCGTCATACTTGCTGTCCGTTGCATACAGACGATCGAAAATCATGAAGAAGTCTGTGTCAAGGATTGCTCCCTGTACATGAGACAGAGCTTCAAGTTCCTCGTCAGTGAACTCAGTGTAGCCAGGAATGTCGTGGTTCTTAACCATCTCGTCAAGAATCTTGTACAGACCTGTGAGCTCGATGTCTGTGAAGCTGAAGGTGTTGATGTTCTCACGCTGTCCCATAAACTCCTTGTAAGACAGGTTGTAGGCAGAAGCCATTGCGTTCACATCGATGACAGCTGTGCTGTGGTTCGTTGTGAAGAACACCTGTTCTCCAATCGGAGTGTGGTTCTCAACACCGTAGATGTTGAGGTCCTTGGAAAGCGCTGTCATATCCAGAGACTTCTCTTTCATAATGGTCAGCGCTGCATCAGCGTTCGAAGCGATGAGCTCGGGCAGACGAACACGGGAACCCGGGTTGTCAAGGTAAGCGCGAGCCAGAGTCCACTTCATCAGAATCCACTCATACTTCTCAGCGGAATCGTAGAGACGCTGAACTACGGTATCCCTAAGGGAACCGATACCACCCTCAGAACGGAAAGCCAGAGAAAGCTGGTCTTCGTTGATTCTCTCACGGAAAACGATGCGAGAGTTTACAGGGTGATATGTTACATAGTAGTCAGGGTCTTTGACCGCATACACATCACCAGGCGATGTAGGGTTGGGGTCGAATGCTTCGGGCTCGAGGTAACCTACGAACATATTTTCGATTGCTTCACCGAAATCGCCGATAGGACCTCTCTTGAAACGAGCCAGCTTGTTCTTGTAAGAACGAACACGAACCCAAGTGTCGATTATCTTGTTAAACTGGCCTGTGAACTGGTTGATGAACTCACCAGAACCCATAACAACCTGACCATAGGCAATCTGGTCAGACAGGTTCTTTACGAGGGGAGTTCTTGCACGGAACATACCGCCAATGTCATTACGAATGGCATTGAGGATATCGTAGTCCGTCTGCTGTAAAGCAACTTTACTTGGCTTATACATAGTTTAATCCTCCTTCTTTTCTTCTTCACCATCGCTCTGTTCGAACTTTGTGGTGATGTCGTCTACGCTAATTGTCTCAGCAGGGTCTTCAGGTTCATCTGCGGGAGATTCGATCGAATCTGCTGGGGCATCCTCTATGGTAACACCTGCACCGTCAGACAGGATTTCCGCTTTCTTGTTTCCGAAGAAAGCTGCAAGGTAACGGTCGTTCCAAGACTTGTTGAGGGCATCAATCTTGGACTGGTCTGTCTCAACCTCTTTGTCAATTCCCTGAATCGACTCAATGACAGATGCGGCGTCCTCACGGTCTGTCAAAAGGGGTTCCAGAATCGGTTTCAATTCATCAAGGTTAATCATGATGTGCTCCTTTCGTTCATTGCTTGGACGGTATAGGTAACGGACTCACCATCACCGAGGTTTGATATCAAGGAAGAAATCTGTCCTGCAAGTGACTGTGCTTCACTCGCGTTTCCTGCACTTGATGTGATAGTCGGCTTTTTCGGTCCATCTTCCCAACCTGTCACTGTTTTAAAGGTAGACAATGTTGCAAGATATTTCATAGTAACATCTCCTTTCCTGAAATTGTCTTCAATGTCATTTTATACAAAATGCACAAAAATGTCAACAAAAATTTTATTTGTACAATTTTCACAAAAACTCGGGCGCAATTTTGTGCACTTTGCCAATCCCCTCGATTTGTCAAGCCGTAAAATGTTACAAAATTTGGTGCAGATTTTTGTGCAATTTTTGTTCACAATTTGTTCACAATTTTGTAACAATTTTGTAACATTTTATTCGAAC